TGTAGACATCAATATCATCCATCTGTGAACCAGATGAATCATCACCAGGGGTTTGGGGCATCAGCTCCATAGGGAGCAGCTTGCGGGAGATCCTCTCCTTTGTCACGATCTCAATGACATTCTCATTACCATCCCGCTCAACCACAAAGCGGTTAAGGGGGAACAGCTTGATCTTGTCACCCATAAACAGCAACGCATTACCGCCAACAACAAGGTGTTTAATGGCTTGGTGAACGACAACGCGATCACTACTAGCTGCAATGGATTCCATGACCAGACGCTCTTGTTTGGCAAGAGAAAGGTCAATCTCAGAACGTACCTCTGGAGAGAAGTCCTGAGCAAGCTTGGTGTCATCAAGTTGGAACTTGAAGAAGCTGGTCTGAGGAGGCAGCAATGCCAGCATCAACTTGGATGCCAATGTCACCACCCCCTTTGCACCAACACTTTGCCAAGGAGTTGTCAGGACACGGGCAGAGTTTCTACCTTCGTCGTCTTGACGGATCAGGTAAGGAATCGTAAGCCGAGAGCACTCAACAGCAACATCAAGGAATTGAGCACGAAAGCTAGTTAGCTCATCGTACCTTGAGCGTGCTGTCATAATCAGGCCCTCATGATGTTAAGGCCAGATTGGCGTTGCAGATTGATGCCAAGACGACTAGGGCCTTGGGTAAAGCTGCCGCTGCGTTGAGCGCGACTACGACGACGACGGAAGGTAGGAGAGCCGTAGGTCTCCGTACCAGTGCCACCGAAGATTCCGCTCAGGCCATCAGAAGAACTGCCACCGGAATCATTACCACCACCACCGAGGCTGGGCATTTCCGCTCCACCCATCTCACCTTCACCCTTACCACCTTTCTTCTTGCCACCACCACCTGTACCATTGCCACCCTTACCGGGCATCCACGATGCAGGACGGTTCTTCATCTTGCCGTCGCCGCCAAGCACGGAGCTGCCATCACGGCCAAACAGGGTGCCAGAGCCGTCATAGGCACTGAAGGTGCCCCGCTTGAGGGCTTTCTGAGTGATGCCCAGAGGGTTGTTCTGGTCAACCTTCCGCAGGTTCTTGGGAACCTTGAAGCCACCAAGTGCATTAGGGCGACCTTTGGCATCAGTACCCTGCCATTGCAGATACTTCTTACCAAGGCCCTTCAGGCTCTTAGCCAGCTCAGTGCGAGCATCAAGATCCACCATCCCGCCCATCATGCGGTTGATGGGCTCAAGAGTTCCACCGTACAAGCCATCGGTTCGATCTCGACTAGGGAGCTTGATGCCTGGGTTGAGGCCAGTCAGCTTATTGCTGGCCTTGGCGTTGACTTTCTTAGAACCAGCAGCAACCTTCAGGATTCTGTTATTGCTGAGGCCACTGTCCTGCAGTACCTTGAAGTCCTTCGTACCAAACTTGTTACCAACACTGCTGATGGTTTCCTGTCTGGTCTGGAAGTTCTGAAGACGATCAGGGGTAACGCCAGCAGCATTCAGGGTACGGTTCTCCTGTTTGGTGATTGTCCCGTCCTTTGCTGCCTGGCGGATTTCTTTTTTCTTGCTAGCCATTGTTATTTAGAAAGACGATCCTCCAACCATTGAAGGACTGACTGCTGACCTTCCATGAAGCGGATAGTTGCTTCACTGTCAGTGGGACCATAGAAAGACTTACGTCTGAAGTTCTGACGTAGCTCTGCCACCAGCAGCTCTACCGTGAGAACATCAGACGGGTCGGGGAGAATGTTAAGCATACTGAGGAAGGTTCACATTGCTGTGTTCAAAGAACGCAGGCATCCTTCCCCGCCTGGTGTCAGCAAGCTCAGGAGCTTTGCCTTCATACATCAGACGATCACTCGCCTTCAGCCAGAACTCCTGATCGAGGTACTTGCTAGAAGCACCAGCCTTCAGTGGCTGCAGCACCCACGCAATTGTTGCCTTGCGGAGTTTGTCGAGGCTAGGGCTTGGTGTAAGCCCCAGCTCCTCACACACTAGTGAGTTACAAGCGACGTGGATCTGCTCGTCTCTGCTGATGTCTGCCGAGACTGTTCGCATACCACCGTCACCATTAAAGCGAAAGAATGGCAGTAGTACGAAGAAAATCGCACGCTCGGCCACCAGTGCTTTAAGGATCGTGTGATCTGGATGCGCCTCCCACGCAGCCCGTATTCGGAGTGCTTCGGCTTCAGCCTTAGGATCCACGCCGACAGCATTGGTGATGTAAGTGAGAGCCAAGTCGTGTTTAATTTCGTCTTGGATGTTGGACTCCAGCAACTGCACTGAGTGCTGTGGTACTTCACTCTTAAGAGCTTCCCGAATGAACTCCCCAACCGGCAGCTCCATGTGCCGAATAGCGAGAGCACGGTAGAGAGCTTCTTCAGCACCATCATTGAAGGTTCCAGCAGTGGTTTGTACAGGGGTCCAAGTACGCTTTCTGTTAAGTAGTTTCTGATAGGGATTCATCACTCTCCACAATTACAAGTCGGTGCAGGATCACCATTAAGGATTTCATCGAGATAACTGCTCACCTCATCCTGGGAGAGAGCAGCGTATGCGTTGGTTTTGTCTTGAACATCACCCATGACTTGGAGGCTATAATAAAGCGAAGTTTGGGGGCTAGCAAGCCAGTTCTCAATGAACTTCTCGTCGTAGGTAACTACATCACTCCAGCTATTGAAGCTGTAGCCATGCAGCAGGCCAGTGCTATCCAGCATCTTGACGATACCATTTACCACCCGAAGGTAATCCTCCCAGCCCACTTCACTCGCAATCTCCACAGGGCCATAGTTATAGCTCTGTACTCCGAAGGTGCCAGAGTCTCGATCAACCTCACGGGCAATCGGAGGAGCAATCTCAGGAGTGGTGGTGTAGCCATCAAGATCGGTGTAGCGGTAAGAGCAGGTAGCAGTAGGAGCAATGGCAAAGGCACGCTCCATGTTGTTCTGCTTGGCAATGACAGCAGCAGCGTTGATACCAGTCTTCAGGTAGAGCGCCACCATGTCAGCATTGGAATCAACCTTCGGCTCGTAGTTGTTAACCCTTTCCAGGGCTTCACCAAACTCTTTGTAGGTGATCTTGTACCGACGCAGAAGGTTGGCAAGGCCCAGCATCCCAAGACCTACTTGCCGGTCGATGCTTGGATCCAGATACTCTCCAGTTTCTCCAACGCCTGTGCGTGAATGGAGCGCACACAACTCGGACATACCGTTAGAGAAAGCTTCTGGTAAGTCCCCAACTCCACAGGCACCGAGATTGACGTGCTGTAGGAGGCATGTCCCACGTGAGGGCAGATACACCTCAAGACATACGTTTCCGTAGATTCGTTTTCCATTTAGGTCAACTTTGGTTTTGTTGAGCCAGACATCACCCTTGCGGATACCATCGAGCAACGCATCCTTCACTTCAGCAGACGCTTCCTGCCACCAGTAGGGATTAATGTTGACGCAACGCTTAACCCAAGGAAGGTCAGACCGATTAGCAGTGATGAACTCAAGAACATCAGGATGGTTAAGATCAAGATGGCATACGACAGCGCCATTCTTATAGACACCTCCACGGCGAAGGATTTCGTTCAGGGTGCTGTAGATTTTGGCAAAGCTAACCGGACCTGATGCAACAAGTCCTTTGCCGTTTTCAGATCCCTTGGGTCGCAGCTTAGACAAATGCACTGCAACACCCGCTCCATTTCTAAGAGCGTGTGAAACAAATCTCCAGGATGCTTCGATTCCATTCTCTCCTTCCATGGTATCTTCCACAACAAACACAGTGCAGGACACTGGCAGTCGGGAAGTGGGATCGTCAATCCACGATTGAACACGTCCAGTTCGGGCAATGACTTCAGGCATGATTAGACAAGATCAATAAGAGTAGGTTGGAAATACTTAGGGCCTTTCAGGATCTTCCCATCCTCACGACGGATGGGTTTTCCATCCAGACCCAGCTTGCTCATGTTGCTGTCATGGACGCGATTGAAAGCAACATCCAGATCCCACCCGAAGCAGGCAGCCATCTGGTGGCAGACATAGACAAGATCAGCCAGCTCCTTCAGCAGTTCAGCTCGGAGTTGCTTGTTTTCAATGTCCTTTCGCAGATCGAGGTAGGCATGAGCAACCTCAAGGTGCTCCTCATCGATCAAACTCTGCTGCAGTTCTAAGGAGGAAGTCGTCAGTCCCTGAGGTAGTTCGTACTTCTTCCTGAACTCGTTGGCGCTGTGCTTGTAGTTGCTCCCGTTCATTTTCAAGGTAGTGAATTGCTTTGGTGAGGTCTTCAATGGCAGAGTCTTTATGACCAGCCCTGCAGATGTACTTGATGGCGTTGCCGAGGTGGAAGTTCAGTCCTTGGTCTCGGATAAAATCCCACGGTTGAATCAATCCTCTGCGGTAATATCCAGGTCCACGGTCATTAGAGTCGGCCATTGTTTAACGAGGTTAGAGACGGTGTTGGATAGACAAAAGTTCTGATGCTGGAGCGATTCAATGAGGGTATAGAGATCCTCACGCTTTGCTTGTGGCAGTAGATCCTTGATCCTCCGCAGCTTGAACTGCTGCTCCATCGTCATCTCCAGAACTGGAGGAGGTATCGGGGGTCCAGAGATTAACGGCATTGTTTTGTGAGTCATAGTCCGTATAGCGGAGGATTCGGGCGAGACGTGCATTCAACAATGCGTCATCTTCAGTAAGACCCGCCTTGAGGAAGGTCTCAAGTACGGCTTCCCAGCAGCAACCCTTCTCATCGAGGATTGCAGCAGCCTTCTTTAGGCCAATGCCAGGCACTCCCGCATAGCCATCGGTCTGGTCACCGGACATGGTTTGCATGAAGAACCACTTATCAGCTTCCTGATGGGTGGTCTCGATCATCGGATCCTTTAGGTTGTAAAGGTAACCTGGGATCTGCTTCATATCCTTGTCAGGGCTGACGATCACATGGTCGTAGTCCTGCTCGATAGGATTGGTGGCAAAGATGCCAATCGCGTCATCAGCTTCAAGGCCATCTACGATGATGGTCTCGTAGTATTCGGCGCACCAATTCAAGAGGCGCTTGTATCCACAAGGCTTCTTGCGATTACGGTGGCCTTTGTAGTCTGGGCTGATTTCCTTTCGGAAGTTACGAGGCGAGCTGAAGAATAAGATGATCTCTTGGTCGAAGACATTCCAGATCTTGTTGATCTCTTGTGTGAATGAACGTGTGACCTCTTGGAACTTGCTGGTGACTACGATGACATCGTTGCCGAAGTCAGTTTCGTCTTCACAGGCAGCGCAGGTTTTGTACGCGAGGTAATCAGCGTCAATTAGCAGGCTCACGGCTCTTTCCCCAGTGCGTTGTCAATTGATTTATCAGAGAAGCCAGATGCCCTTAGAACTTTGCGGAACTGATCCACATATCCATAAATGTCCAGATCAGTTGCGTCAAATTCAAAGGTGTATTTGTTACTTGCTGGGTAGTCCTCAAGATCACCGTTTCTGCAGTCAACGATGATCTTCACTTTTGTATAGAACTCATCTTTCATTTGCCTTGACCTCGACGTGGTTTACGGCCATGGTTTGGCAAGGATCGGGTGCCGTTCCCTTGACGGGTGTGTTTGAACTTGGCACGGGATTCAAAGGTGCGCTTTGAAAGGTTTGTTTTCGACTTTGTTGGAGGCATTTACTTTGGTGAGTGGATAGGTATTTGAGAGCATTAAGAACACCTTTAAGGTTGTCGCCTAAAGCCCCGATTCCGGTATTGCAGTGATGACACAGAAGGCCACGAATGTCTCCGGTTAGGTGGCAGTGGTCTACGTGAAACACTCCCTTACCTTGAGGTTCGCTGCTCCCACAGCAAGCGCATTTACCTTCTTGGCGGGCCAGCAGGTCTTCGTAGATTTCAATGGATAGTCCATACCTCTTTTTCAGCTTTTGGATTCGATTAGTGGACGGAGTAGAAATCTGGTCCGATATGCCCGACTGCGTCGACTGGGCAGCGGAGCTTGTAATACTCCCCTGCCTCTTTCGCGGCGTACTCAAGAAGGAACTTAAGGTCGGCTGACTTGTCAGCGGTACATTCGTAGAACAAGGCGTCATGAATAAACGCCAACTGGTGCGCTTTGAACTGATGAGAGGCGATCTCCTCAACGTCCACCATCCACCGTTTTGCCACCACACCAGCGCTTGACTGGAGTAGGTAATTCAACGCTTTATGCTGAGCATCAACCTTGATTTGCCTGCCATCAATGGCTTTGACATAACCGCGCCCTGCAGCACGTTTAATGTCATCAAGAAGTTGAGCTAATCCATCAATAGCAGCAACATAAGCTGCCCTGATTTCGGCTCCTTTCTTCTTGGCTTTCGGTTCGGACAGCAGTGGATCGAAACTGTGTCCGATCTTGACATCACCAGCGCCATAGAGGAAGGCGTAGGTCACTGTCTTTACTTGCTTCCGACTGATGCCGATCTTGTCAGCATTCACCTGATGGATGTCGCCGTTGATCAGTACATCGGCATACTTGCCGTCGTCGTAACGCGAGAGGTAATGAGCCAGCATTCGTAGCTCAATACCGCTCAGGTCAGCACCGACAAGCGTTAAGCCAGGGCTTGCAACAAAGAGCTGTTGGAACTCCTTGATGCTCGGCACCTGGCTGAGGTTGGGCTTTTGGTGGACGCACCGATGAGTGTTTGTGTTCACATAACAGCGATGGTAGATCCTGCCGTTCTGTACCAGCCTGAGCCAAGCATTCTGCCCTTGGTTCAACATGCCAAGCAGCTTGGTCAGCTCAAGAATCCTCAGATAAGCTAAGGCCTCCTCAGTCCCGACCTCCTTCAACACCACTTCATCGATAACAGGTTTCCCTGTATCGGTGAATTGGCTCGGCTTCCACCCCGTCTGGGACATAGCCCATGCAACGTGGTCCCTGGAGCTTGGATTGAACTCTTCGATCTTTGTGAACGGTGCCCCCTTGACATAGCCCCTGAGTTTGCTGTTCACCTTTGGAGTGAACTCCACGCCAGGCACATACGGGTGCAGCCGTTTGGTATTTGCGATTAGAGAGTCCAGCTCTTTTCGGAGAGTGATCTCTAGCTCTTGTGCAGCCTTCTCATCAAAGGCCCAGCCATGAAGTTCTTGTCTGGTCAGAACTTCCTGGACGCTCATCTCTAAGCGGATCCAGTCAGGTATTTCTGGAAATGATTCCATAGTGCAGAAGTAACAGCAATGTCTTGTACGCAGTAGTCCTCCATATCCTGGCTCCACTCTTTCCAGTCGGTCTGCTTAGCAAACCCACCTTTGTAGATACCAAGCCGGTAGCCATAAGCTTCCAGGGAATGCCTGCCGTAGAGGTGGACAGGCATGAACTCCCATTTCTTCTTCAGGTCTACCTTGTCAATATCAGAATGGATCACCCTCCCCATCACCAGCGTGTCAAGACACTGCCTCGGATGGAACCACGGATAGAACTTCTGAATCACAGGGATGTCGAAGTTGATGATGTTATGACCAATCAAATGGTCAGCATCTTCTAGAAGTGTGATCGCCTGCGAGATTGGAGGTTTACTTCCTTGATCGTTGAAGACAAAGACTTCGTTCGTCTCAACGTCCTGCACAACCACACAATGTATCCGTGTGCATTGCTGATAAAGGCCATCGGTTTCAATGTCAAGAAGTAGGTTCATCCTTTGGACAACACAGCAGAACGTTTGGCAAGCTCAATGAGCTGCTCTGCACCGATTACATCCCCTCGGTAGGGTTGAGCAGCAGCCACCATTTCAGGAGTTGGAGGATGAGGTCGTACAAGTCGGCACTCATAGTCAGAACTCATAATCGGTTTGGCGTTTGGGTTCTTCAGCTTCATAGGAAAGCTCATTATACCGGCAAGTGGAAAGGTCATACGAAATGCGGCTGGCAACACCAACCTCACCCGAATAGCGGTTTTTCAATACCCGAACAGTGGTTTCATCACCACCTCTCTCAGACTGCTGGTCACGCTCCAGGGCGATCACAGCATCCGATAGCTGACCAATGGAGCGGCTGCCCCGTAGCTTGTTCAGCTTGATCCGCCCACCCTCTTCATACGGCTTCCCATTGTCATCACCGCTGACGTGGCATACAAGGAACAAGGTGATCCCTGTACGTTCAACCAGTGACCGCAGACGGGTCATGGTGATGTCAATGGTTCTCCGTTCATCACCGTCCAACCCACTGAGCAGGATGGATAGGTGATCGAGGAAGACAACCCTTACCTCCAAACCAGAGGCAAGGTATTCAATCCTGTTGTAGATCACATCAGGATCGTAGGATCCGAAGCCATCAAAGAGGAACAGGTTCCATTGAGCCAGGGTGTCGTCATAGACCTCCTTTAGCTCCTTTGGATCTTGCTCTCCAAGGTGAAAGGGTTTGCCTGCATGGCAGGACATGAGCCCTAGAGCAGTGCGGCGGTTGGACTCTTCAAGTGCGAGATAACCCACTCGTTCGCCGCTGGTAAGTAGATGAGTTGCAAGCTCTCGACAGAAGGAAC